TCTTCAAGCTCTCTTTTTAGACTAGAGAATTCAGCCTTTAAATGACGGCCTTCAATAATATCATCATCACTATAAGCGGATGGCTGTTCTTGTATTTGCTGTCTATCATGAGCATTAGAAGATTGTTGCGCTTGTTGTTGATAGGCCATTTGTTCTAATTGGCGAATAAATCCAATAGCCTCATTACGTTCTCTTTCAGCTTGCTCAGCGCGTTGACGCAACTCTTGAAAACTTTCTTGGGGAGTTGGTTTATGAACATCTTGAGTCTCCTGATGTAGATTTTGACCAAGGGACGGTTGATTTTCAGGGTCAATTTGACCGGTATTTGGTTGTATTTCAGATATATGTTGTAAATTGTCTTCCATGGTTTTCCTTTTTACGCGATAATAACTTCACCATTTTCTTGTTGGCATACTTTATCTAAAGTACCGTCATAAAAATCCACAACATGTTTTAATACGATACGCTCTTCACCTTCTACCACAATTCCTGCATCTAATAACATAGTACATGATTCACGATCTGGTATAGTCCATAAAAGCTGAAGGCGATCAAGTTCTTTTTCATATTTGAATACTGTTTGACAGTAGGTAGGCGTGGGACATGATTGACGGGGTACGAATTTATTACGAAGTACATTATGGATAAGCCGTTCGCGAAGACTTAGAACTGCAACATATATATAATCTGTATTGAATTCTTTTATTCCTCTATCAACGGCTTCCCATAAATTTTTCATATAATTTTCATTTTCTTGAAGAATCTCTTTGCCAAATTCTTCAACGGGAACTTCATAATATGGTTTTAGTTGTTGCTCTAAAGCAAGCTCACCAACAGTCTTTTTTCCTTTTTCTTCTTCCATATTACTTCTTCTTTTTTTTCTTTGCTTTTCTCGCTTTAGAATATCCTATCGCAACTGCTTGTTTTGGATTAGTTACTTCAGGACCATGTTTTGAACCACTATGAAGCTTGCCTTCATGGAATTCCTTCATAACTTTTTTCATTTTCTTTTTAGCAGCGGGTTTTTTTGCGTGATGTTTTTCATCATTTTTTTTATGAGGTACTTTTTCGATCTCTATTTCTATTTCCATACCACTATGATGTTTTTTCTTGTTATGTGGTGATTTTTTCTTTTTATGCATTGCCATGTTTACCCTCACGCTTCATTTTTCTTTTTTTTAACTCAGGAAATTTTTTATATACTTTCGCTTTTATACCCTCTGGATTTGGTGCGAAATGAGCACGTGCTAATGCATTGCGAGCATGTTTAATATCGGGTATAGGAAAGCTATACTCAGAAGCACCACCAGCGGCACCAGCGAACTCTTTTGGTGAAACATTTTTATATTTTCCTGCACTTGATGAGCCCGGTCTTTTTCGCATTTTCTCTTCCACACCACGTTTGACCTTTACTCCCTTAGCGACAGTAACTTTTTTATATTTTTTTGCCGTTCTCTTCATCAATTACCTCATGAGGCTTATGAAAGATGATAAAAATATACATGGGGATTATTTAATCTATTTAAAGCAGATTTGCGGTTTAATCGTGCATCGTCCCAGCCACCAATTACCAAAAGTAATAGTACTATACTTTTTAAAGTCATGTTTTTACTCGCCGTTCGCTTCATTAATTATTTCATCTGGTCGTTGTGCTGCTTTTTTAGTCCACATATTACCTGCTTTATCAAACATCACTCCATCAGGATCTTGTCCATAAAAAGCACGTTGTGCATTCATGGCGCGTTCGCTATTGCGTAAATCATTTGCTGGTGAACTATATTGATTTGGGCAATCAGTAAAATTAGGATTAAAATCTTTGTTAATAATTTTCTTCATTGTAAACCCTCTTGCGATTGTGGCATAGGATTTTGATTCATAAGTGAATTGGTTAGTAAAGCCATAACAACACGCTGTCTATCTGCTTCGCGTATTCTAGGATCTCGCGTATATGCCATATGTTCATTTTGCGGAGATCCCAGAATCTCTTCTTTTATCTTTTTTGCTTTACCAGACAAAGGAATCATGGTTGGCATCTTAATACTTTTCCATAGTATTTTGTCTGCGCATACTACGAACACCACCATCTTGTACGCGATCTGCTTCAACAATAGAATCACCAACATATTGATCTAAATAATCGCAATACGGATAATTCTCAAATACTGCATTTGTTGGTAAATTTGCGTGCGCATTAAAATCATTAGAAATAGTCGTTGGTACACGTCCACGGTGTCCCATTGATGGGGAACCTTTGTCATACATCATTTTCTTTTTTGCCATCGTTCATCCTTGGATTTGTAAGGGTTGTTCTGGCATAGCCATAGGCTGTCCAGCAGGTTGTTCAAAACTTTTTTGAGATGTTTGAGAGAATATATCTTGTAATTGCTTTGCAAGACTAACCGGATCTTGAATTTGTGAATTTTGTTCTTGATACTGCTTAACAATATTAATTAATTCAAACACTTGTTGTGCCTGTGCTATATCAATATTCTCAATTTCTTTAGCCGCTTTTACCAGATTGAGAATTCCCTGATCACGATCTGCTTCTGCTTTTGCACGACGTTCTTCAACCATTGCTTGATTCTCAGATACACGACTCAGACGTTCTATACCAAGACCTTCAGCAGCAGTAGCAGATGCTTGTGTCATTTGTATGCGCGCTTCTGTCTCACGCATTGAAACTTCAGCTTGTTGTTGTTGTAATTGCATTTGTGCTTGTTGTTGTTGCTGTATTTCTTGTTTTTGACGCTGCATATTCTCGATAATCTTTTTCTTACCTTGGAATGTTGTAGCTTCAAGTAAATCTTCATCGCTAATTGGTACACCCACTTCACGCAATTGTAGCATCTGTGCAAGTTGCATTTGTTTTTGTGTGGTTGTATTAAGACCTTCTTCAATCGCACAATTATATTGGGCAAACTTACGATTATAGAACTGATCAGTCGGTTCTTCATTTAATATGCGACGCACTTTACCCGGCGTCCAATTGTTTTGGACATAATCAAGAATAATATTGCCTAACATCTTTTGAGATAAATCTAATTGATCAAATAATCTCTGCAAAGTGGTCAATGATGCACCTTGACGTAACATACCTAAGATAGCTGCTTTATCATCAACTGCTGACCCAAGTAATTCTTCATTTACCCCTGATATTTGGGTTATTTCATCACCTAACTTATCACCAACTTGTAACATAGATGCCGGTATATTAGGCGGCTGTATCGGCATGATATCAGTCATCTGTGCATCATTCTTCAATACAATATATTGCCCTTGGCCTTTCTTGAAGAGATCATTGATGTTTATAACTGAATTTTCTTTAACGATATAGCCAGAGTTTAATTGGCTTTCAAGAATATCAAGTTCAATAATACGTCTACGTGTATATAAATATTGAGGATCACGTAATGCACGTACAACGCCTGAAATTCGGTCAGCATATGTCGGTATTTCAGGTGTATGATATGCCATAACGGGTATAAATGGATAACAATCAGTACCCAATGGATTTCGACCTTGGAACAATATTTGACCTTGGCATACAATCGCAAGATTAATGGTTGGTATAGTCGATACTACCGTGGTTAATTCCGGTGCCATTAATAAGAACGTGCGTAAATCTTCACTGGTTCCATGCCATTCAGTGGTTTCACCACTTTTAGTATCGACCAATAAGGTCTGCTTACGATAAGTGCGGTAATAGAATTCATCATAAGCAACCAAATTAGTCGTGTTAGGATTCGCAGCTTGTGGCGTGAATGTGAATTTTATATCTTGATACCCATTCGTTGCTAACGAACTAATGATATTTTCTTTTCCCGGTATTAATGTCTTTACTTCATATTTGGTTAGGTAATTACGAATCCATATATAATTGCAATCAGATAGATCTGGTTTAGTCCAAAATGGATCCATAAAGAACTGGTTATATGCTCTATTATCAACGCGTATTTCGCCATTTACGGGATCTTTGCGATAATCGATCCAGACTTGTAATAGATTGAGTCCGGTAATGAGAGAACCGAGGAAAGATTCTGAGATAGTCTCAAGCACATTACCAGAATTATTTATATACATCATCAACTTGGTATATTGATCAGCCGTTTGCTCATCACCATTTTCTAAGGGCACTACAATAGTAGATTTTCTATTACGTCGTTGATGACCCTCGATCATGGAGATAATACGTTTTATGCGGTTAAAATTAAATTCTCTGCGCATATTAAATGCAGAGCCAGCAATGTATGTATTAAACACCGATTGATCACCTACGTAGAACCTGGTGTCCATTGCTGCTTGAAGCCACATTGCCTGATTATAGGTAATACCTTGTAGATATACATTTTCCATATATGAAACAATGTTATTGCCAATATCAGGATCGAATTCAAAAAACGGATTGTTTACATCAGGATACAGCATCAAGCGCTCCTATTGGCCTACTGTAACCGGCCGGGCTTCATTACTACTTTCAGGTACTATCTAGATTTTACGACATCGGAAAAACTGGACAAAGGAAAAAAGAATAATTGTGGTATAATTATTAAAAGTCACCTCGTGACAAAACATCACGAACTGGAGAATATGTATGAGCAGCACCAAAAAAAGAATTACTCTTTTGCTTGAACCAGATCTCATGGATTTCCTCGATAAATTAACCGATCTGTATTACAAAAAAATGAAAATACATCATATAAAAGTTGAAGGCGTTCGCATAAAGAACTCCTATGCCATGTATTTCTTATCGTTGATGAAAGAAGCATATGAAGATCAATTTCCTGAAAAAGAATGGTTACGTGTAAAACCCGTTGTCACATTATCTAAAAAGGAAACTCATGAATGATATGCCCCCAAAAACAGAACCAATCGTAATTGTAAGAAAACAAACAGAGAATGAATATATTAGTGATGTTCTTACCATATCACCTAACACATGGCCGCAAGTACATGAGCAGATGGATAGACTTGATATAACACTTAATAAATTTATTAATATCGCAATAAAAAAATACATAAAAGAACTAAATCGCGAACAAGAAGCAAAAGAAGTTAATGTAGCCTTTTCTGAAATGCAATTATCACCATCAGCTATAAAACCAAATCCTAACTGGTGGTACCATTTGGATGACAAGCAAGGATCATAAGAAGGATCAATTATGGAACAATCAGTGCCACCAAAACGTCCTCATCTTTTTCCATTTAGAAACAAGATTACCTTTGAATCAGGAGACTACACACCTCGTCCATATATAATTCATATAACCCCATCATTGTTACAAGAAACAGAAAAGTATCTTGAACAAAAACATATTACATTTGAAGCGTTTATTCTTTCTAATTGCCGTGAATTTATAGAAGAACAAAAAGAACAAGAACAAAAGCAAAAAGAATATCTTGCATTTAATGAGCTTAGAATCACTGATAGTCCATTAGAACAAACCGATGATGTATTTGAATTAGAGCGACATGAATTACTCAATAAACAACTATGTGAGAAGCAAAGAAGTAATGGTAAATAAAGAAATAACTCTAACAATACCAGAAGATTTTTATGATTGGTTGGAGTCACAAGCTCATTATCAAGAAGTTGCTTGTGAAACTGATCACAATCTAAACAAAGAAAAAGGATATAAAGAATTATCTGTAGAGGAGTATATAGTCCACCGATTAATGAAATGCTCTATGAAAGAATATCATCATAATATTCCACTATATAAAAAACCGGAAACATTAGAATATGGATGTTGGTGTGATGCATGTACTCAATGGGAAAAATATTAGCAATGATTTCAAGTGTCGACAATTTGTCGATGGTTCAGAATATATTTATCACATTCCAGGTGATCCAATTCCATTAGCCCGTCCACGATTATCAAAAAATGGTGTGTGGGATTGTCAAAGGCATGTAAAGACAGATATTGGTTTTTATTTAAATTTCTTACACAAAAACAAACCCCTATTTACCGGACCATTACATATAACGTTAGAATTCTTTCTCAAAATACCAAAAAAGAAAAAAGATTCTCTATGGCATACAAGCAGACCGGATCTTGATAACATGATAAAATTTTATCTTGATGTGGCAATTGGTATACTATATGAAGATGATCGTCAGATCAGTAAAATAACCGCATCAAAAATGTATGATGAAAATCCACGTACATTACTCACAATACATCCACTTAACTAAAAAAGGAATACCGATGAGCTTATTAAAAATTGTATTAATGAGTCTGGGATCATTAAATATGTTTCTTATGTATTGTTTATATCGTTATTTTGAAAATGCATTAGTAGAAATATCATGTGGAATTGAAAAACGCATTGATCGTCTCATGAATTTATGGAATGAAGTACAAGAAAATTGGATCAAGCGGGAAAAATCAATAGTGTCATACGAACAGATGCGTAAAGATTTTAATAGATATGATTTTGAAATAGTAAAAATCAAAGAAGAATTAAAAAATGACATTGTGTGTTTTGAATCGGGAAGTAATAAATTAAATAAAGACATTCTTGATCTCAGAAGCGATCTTAATAAAATGGGCGTCCGGCTAAGCGAAGATATACAAAAATTAAAAAAAATATCTCCCCGTATAATTACGGAAAAAATAAAACCAAAAAGAAAAGAACCTATGATCTCTAGGAACGGGTAGATCGTTCGATAAGTTCTAAAATCCAAAGTAAGATTTCTTAAATTTATTATTAAAACTCTTCATGCTTTTCATATTTTTTAGTCTTTTATTGAGACATAGTATGCTATATTGTAAGTAATAAAACAATAAAGTATTAAAAAAATAAACTCTTGATTTATTGATTAATAATTAGTTATATATAACAATATAACAATAAATAAGGGAGTATGTATGAGAAAAATTGCAATTACTTTATCAAAAGGGGGTGTCGGCAAGAGCACCGGTGCCGTATCTATTGCGCATGGTCTTGCATTACACAATAAACGTGTCTTATTAATTGATACTGACGATCAAGGACAAGATGCTTTTTTATTGGGAGTATATCCTACAAAAGGATTAGCTGAAGTAGTAAATGAAGATATATCAATACATGATGCACTTTATGAAGCAAGAAAAAACTTATGGATATTATCTGGTGGAAAATCTTTATCGGGGGTAAAACGTTTTATTGGACGTAAAGACTATGGAGCAGAACAAACATTAATAGAATGTCTAAAACCAATTGAAAATAAGTTTGATTATGTTTTGATTGATACATCACCAGCATGGGATACACTTACTATTAATTCATTATTTTATGCAGAAGAAATTTTAACGCCGGTAAGTTTAGAAATATTATCTCTAAATTCACTTGCAGAGTTTGTGGATAGACTTTCTTCAGTAAAACGATTTAATAAAATATTACAACATACGTATATATTACCAACGTTCCATGATAGTCGGGTAAAAAAAAGCGCAGAAATTTTACGACAACTTACAAAACATTTCCCTGGTATAGTATGTGATCCAATAAAATACAATGTACGTATCAGTGAAAGCGCTGGATTTGGAAAAACAATATTTGAATACGCACCACAATCAACAGGTGCACATGATTATAATAAAATAGTAGAAAGGATTATTAACGATGAATAACATACGAAAAAAGACCCCTGATATTCTCGATAATTTAATGGGAATAGAACAAGAAAACAATAAAGCCATATATACAGATATAGCTAATTCAGGAATAAAAATAATTAAAGAAAACAATAAAACCATACGAGAAAAGACGACTTTTAATTTATCAGAAGATATAATACAAAAGCTTGATGATGCATGGATGAAGTTACGTAGAAAATTAAAAAACGAAAAAAAGATTACTAAAACATCTATTGTAGAAAGTGCATTAGAAATAATACTGCGTGATTTTGATGCAAAAAATGAAATGAGTGATTTGTATATTTCTTTTAAAAATTCATAAAAAATAATTTAACGAAGACCTTGGTTAAAGTCATTACCAAATCCATGAGGTTCTTGTATCCATGGATTATCATCACGGAAAAAATCCGGTACATTACCCTTGTTACCATACAATGCTTCACGTCGCTGTTTATCAATATCGGCTTGCGTTAACGAATCAGCAGTCTTTGGTAATGATAAACACATGTAACGGAACGCGTCAGAACCATGTGAATATTTATCATGAAGGGGTATATTTTTATATGATGATTTCTTGCGATCATATTCATAGCGATAATTTTCTAACGCAGTAATTAAGTCAGTACATTTACGATTATCAATCCAGATCTTTGCCATGGAAGATTTCACATATTCAATACCATCTTCAAGACCGACCGATTCAACAATATCTGCTTTTATTCCAAGTTGCCGCGCTTTTTCAACACGAGTATATTTTTTGCCACCCCATTCAGTAACACGCATATCATGGGGAAAGAAATGACGCCCATAAGTATAAGGCTTACCATTAAGATAATTGATGTAGTATTCAAGTTGTTCTCCCGACTTCTGATAATAATCGATTACGTTCACAATTTGTCCAATCTGCTGGAAGAATATAATGCAGGTCATATCATTACCAATATCCCATGCGGTATGTACTTTGTGATTTGATTGCCATGGCACAATACCGATTTGTTCGTTATGCTTCATACGATCGAGTGATGTACCATATACCGATCCCGATATTCCCATATCAAATGAACAATAATATTCTTGTTGTGCAAGATCCCATGATATTTCTCCCCGCGCAATATCACGTTCAATTTCCGTTTCATCGACATGCTTTGTATCTTTAACGGTTAACATGTTACAAAACCACGCATCGGGATTAGCGGATGCAATTTCCCATAATGAATAGAGATGATTTTTACCACGTGGCGTTGAGAGAAAACACGCCCATCCATCATTCGCTTGTAATATCGGTTTTGAAAATGCCCAAGCCATTTCGTCTTGTAATGAATACTCAGAGAAGATCATACCAATTGGATTAGTACCAATAAGTGTATTATCATAGTTATCTGATCCAATAATCTGTATAATTGAACCATTTTTCAAACGAATTTTCATCTGCTGTTCGTTCTTTGCTTCGATTATTTGTTCAGGGAGATAGTCGAGCACCCGTTCGCCAGTATTAGTAATGGCATCCCAGAGAATTCTACGACCGGAACTAAAAGTGGGGAATACATAAAAGTACATACCAACGCGACGAAAGGCCGCTCTAATCATCAAATTAAATCCGACAATATCTTTACCAGCACGTCTCGGCCAAATTATTACTAAACGCTTAAATTTTTTGTTCTCAAGCGCATCAAAGACAGGTATCTGATACGGACGCGGAATGTATTTATCAAGAGATACTTGAATTGTGTTTATTTTATCTCCTAAAACGATCTAATATGGTCAAAATATTTAATTTCATATAGAAACTTTTTAGTGTTTCTTTTCATAATCCTTATTATGCGACACCAGTAAGACCTATATTTTCTTGACTACAAGTAATTATATATTGTCAGAGTATTTCAATTTTTGACATAATGTCATTCCATTTTTCATAATCAACTTGTATTCCCCATGAGGTACTTCTATTGTGAGCATTAGCGCTTCGACTCGCCCATCTACAATTGCTTGGTTCGTAATTACCGTTATTATCAATTCTATCAATTTGAAAATCTTTAGACGGCCTACTTCCCATATCTTCAACAAAATTTGAAAAACTACGCAACCATCTATCGCATATAGTAACCCCACGAGCACCATAATATTTATATGAATCATGTTTGACATTATAACATCTATTTTTCATCCCATGCCAAATATTATAAAGAGGGTGTTTATATTCTTTATTCATGATTAGAATCATTCATTTTTTTTCTCTTCCGCTGTTATTGGCGGTACTACTACATTTATTACTGCTGGTTGATGGCGCGCTTCTTCAGTTATTTTAAACTTCTGCATAGTTATTTCCTTATACTCTTTATTATAAAGTGGTAACATGCGTAATACAAAATCTTTCTGAAAACGGCCATGATGCCACCCATAAATAAGCCTATCACTTAATATTGTTTTTGCTAATTCAAGACATAAAGCAAAATAATCATTGTCTTCAGCAAGCTTATATAAATGAGTGGGAGCCATTGACTTTGATACCGGAAATGAATCAAGGGTTAATACATTTTCATGAGCCATAAAGCGTAACATTTCATTACCAAGTTCATCTTGTGATTTTTTATCACGAGGTGGTCGTATACCCTTTGGAGTTTTTATATGACTCGGCGTATATACTTTTATATCTTCTTCCATTGTTACTTCTCTTAATTTCTGATTTTGCTATACTCATATACTATTCCTACAAAAAACGGTATAGATTTTTTGGTACTTTTAAATCAATCTATACCGCTTTATTTTTTTCATGATACTCTCCTTTTTATATAGCCATCATTCTGTATTAATGTGATGGCTATTTTTATTACTGCTTAAAGAAAAAATCTCCAATTCAACACGGGGATTTTCTTTTGTAAACAATTTACGTACTTGTACTGATGCAATTGCTGTCGAGCTATTAAATAATATACCAAACCCAATATGCTCCAAAAAGTAGATCAATGATGATATCGTTGGTTTACGTATATGGATTGATTCACTAGTCCGCTTGTGACGGGGAATGTCTTTTGGATATACCAAATAAAAAGTCCCGATCATACCGATGGGACCAGAAAACAATGATGCATTATGTTGATTAACCAGATCGATTGCAATACGTGTACGAAACTCAGATATCATATCCCATACACGTTGACGGTCTCCAAAGACCTTTGCTAAATGGGTGAGATCACCATGGATTACATATTTTTTATGCATAGTTCACCCATAATGTTAGTGAACCACATCTTGTACATCACCAGGGAATTTTATATAGGTCGTTAATTCATTATATTCACGCAATATGCGTAAGAAAGCTAATAGATCAACCCAGTCTTTTGAGGGGATATTTTCATAAAACCATAAACCTAGCTCATATAGATCAAAGAAGGGTACCTTCTCATCATCGGTATAAATCTTCTGGATGCTTTGCATATGCTTGATCATTTCTTCTTCTACCCG